TCATTGGCGGACACCTGAGCCACAACCTCACCGGCAGAGTTTTTGATCTGCTCAACGTCGGCCTCATGGGTCGCGTCGTAGCTCTCAATGGTGCTGATCGCTCCAGTCGTCAGAGCGACGCCAGCAGGAGTGTAAAGCGTTATGGTTCCCTTTGCGCCGTAGACTAGCGCGAGTCCTTTTGAAACTGCCATGTTGTGTTAGGTGTTAAGTGTTTGCGTTTGCTGCTGCAAAGATTGTCATCGACCGCGAGAAAGTTCTAGCCCTTTCACTGGTGTCGTTCACTCCAAAATCAGTCGGAGTTGCAAAGAACGCTGTGAATCCACCAGACGGGTCATCATCTCCGGTGTTCAGATCCGAGATGTTGTCATCGACGAACAGCGGTTGGAGAATGTTCTCAAACGCTGCAACGGTCAGCAGAGCGTCAGATTCGGAGGTGTCGTCTGCGGATAACTGAAGCGTCGCTGTGACATCAAGCTCACAAGTCCGATCAATCGGATGGACCGGAACCGCAGTCGAAGAACGGATCACGATGCGCGGGAAGTCTGGCATTCGATCCTCCAAGTCTGGATCGTTGAACGCTCCGTGTCCATAGCTAGTGAGACAAGCAGGAGTCCCAAGCGGAGACGCTGACCAGTCTTGAGCAGCCAGCCAATCGGCCAACGCTCGCTCGGTACGCATTGCAACGCCATTCATTGGACAACGATTCCTTTCGACTCGGACCCGTCAAACGCTTCGGCCAGCTTGGCGGCAATGTGGATTTCAAGCTCACGCGCTTCGTCGTCGTAAGCTTGCTGCATCGCTTTCGAGTAAATGCTCTCCACCTTACCGATCTGATCGTCAGCAAGACCGATGTTCATTCGGACGTGCGAATGCGGGTTGAAACCAGCCTTCGCATTGTAAGCGTAAGCGGAAGACCCACGGTGCATTGAGACGTTCTCGTAAGGCAAACCGTACTGGTTCGCGAGATTGACCAATGCTTGATTGGCGGCAACAGATCGAACTTGAGCCGAACCCTTCTTGGCTCGTCGAGTTCCGCCGAATTGCTGGAACGACGGAGAGAGTTTCTTGATTCCCTTAGTCACGCATGACTTGAGGTAACCAACGGAACCGGCAGCGCGGCGGCGCAATTTGGCAGCAGCGTCTTTCATCTTCTGACCGTAAAGCCCCTCATTGCCAGCCTTTGCATTCTTGGCTTGAGCTATTAGATGCACCAAGCGCAATTGCCGAGAACGGCCCACCTTTTTGCCGGTCTTCTTGTCAAAGGCAGGGGAGCCAACGGGCCGGTTGTAGTAGTCGAGAATTTTGTTTCGCGCTGCTTGCGGAGACTTCGGAGGCAACAAGCAGTACAACCGCAGCATCAAGAAGAACGTGCGAGCATTGACCGCATCAGCCAGCGACCGCTTGGTCTTCGGCAAGTACTCCTTCCAAGCCGCATCAAAACGCGAAGTATCGACTGTGACCGTGGGAGTCATTTGGTCTTGGCCCCCAGTTCAAGAACGTAATACGCACCAGTACCGTCACGCTTGGCAGACAAGATCCGCAGTGTTCTCCCATCATAGGTGAGTGTGCGACCCACCACCGGAATCATCTTGCCGAACGTCAGTTGGAGAGCGTCGGTGTTCTCTTGCAGGATCAAGCTTCCGCTCTCTTGCAAGAGCCGGTCAGCAGTCGATCCAACGTCAGCACTCCAGACAGTTGCGTCTACGGTCACCAGCGTCGAGTCAGCCAATCGCCAGTCAGCCAATTTGACCAGCAGACGGACCTGCACGTTGTCCTGAAAGCCACCGTTGATGACGTTGTTGGTATCAGTGATCGCAGCAGGAATGCAGCGGACAAGAGATCCCTGCCAGATGAACGACGGATTTCCCATCGCTCCCTGTAGGACCGTCATTCCGAGTTGCAGACTTGTGGCGATCAGGTTCACGCCGTGAAGTAGACGCCAGAAACCAAGATTCGGGAAGTGGCTTGAAGTTGACCAGCCAAGCTGGAGATATCGCCGGTTTCGTAATGGCTCAACTCGCAGTAAGAAGTCCCTCCGACAATCTTACCAATCACAGCGGTCTTGGCTTGAGTCGTCGCATTATCCAGCCAGATCGACACAGCAGCGTCGTAAGTCGCAGCATCTGGAAGGCTCAAGCGAAGGTTTCCAGTCGCACTTCCGGTTACCGAGTTGATCGTGATGTCAGCGGTGAACGTGGAGACAAAGCCAATGGACGTGTGGCGAGCCGTGTTGACCGTCGTCGAGAACGTGCGGCCACCACCAGAATCAGTCAGCGTAGGAACCCACGCCTCAGGAGCCGTCATCGGCAAAGCGGCATAGATCTCGTCGAAGTTGTCGTTGGCCTTCTGCCAAGAAGCACGGAGCGTGTCTCCGGTGTTGTCGTTGGCGGTTGATCCAGTGTTGATGACTTGTTGGGCCATGGTTCAATCTTTCGGCAATGCGTACCAACCCTCGGACAACGTAATTCGGTTGCTTGAGCGAACAGAAACACCGTCCGCTCCTTTGACCCAGACTCTCGCTTGGACGCTCTCAGCGAGCCTTACCGGCTCACCGTGAGGCACCATGACAACGCGAGTGCCACAGCCACAGCTACCCACCAGCGCGGTCAATGCGATCCAGCAGCTTCTTTTTAAGCTCTGGGTCTTGTTTTGCATCTTCAACGGTGGGTGGAGTTTTCGCCAGACTAGTCAACCACTTCAGAAGAGCGGTGACGATCTGTTCTATAATGTTCACTCGGGCTTCTTCTTGTCCGCATCTTTTGCGGCGATCAGGCCGAAACCAACCGTAACAGCAGCAATGGTTGCAGTCAGATCAAGATTGGTCGCGGGATCACCGTCGAACAGAGCCTTCAAAGCTCCACCCACGGCAACCATGATCGCACCAACACCAGCGAGAGTTGTTTTCCAGTTCATTTTTTAATGGCTTTGTAGAGTCCAATTGCAGCAGCGATGAAAGCCAACACAGCGGCTCCAAGCTGGAACCACTGCGTTAGCTGCGGGATAAACGAGACCGCACCAGCAGCGGCGGCAGTTGCAAGTGAGATTCCAACTCCACTTCCGTTGTTGGTGCTGTCTGTTTGCATGGTTTACTGAGGCTTGGCGGCTTCTTTAATCTTCTCGACCAGCGGCAAAGCGACGGCAGCGTTAGCAAGACCACCGGCTTTGACCGCGATGTCGATCAGAGCAATCAGGTTATTGGCTTCGGTTTCGTTCAGCTTGATAGTAATTTCCATATCAAGATTGAGCATCGACGACAGCCTCAACCGGCGCAACAACAACCGGCGGCGATGAAGGCTGCGCCGCCCACGGCAGCGGCGGAGCGATGATCGGAGGGTTGATCTGGTTTTCGATCTGCGCGGAGACGTTCGCTTCGATAGCCGTCTTATCGACGCCATTGGCGTAGCACCAACCGAGGACTTGCGCTTCGGTCAGTTGGTCGTAAGGCGTGAAGGCCTCCGTAGGAGGCGCGAACGACGCGCTGCCGTAGCAGGTGCCGCTGTAGGTCTTCTCGTCGTCGCCGGTGCCGGTGGTTTCGGTGCCGTTGCATCGCCAGTCGGCGGTGATGACGACGTCCGTGAGACTGCCTTCGGTCGGCTTAACGAGAAGGCGTTCGATGATCCAAGAGATGTTCATATTAGGCGTTCTTCAGAGCGTTGACTTCAGCGGCGAGTTCTTGGACAGCTTTCACCAACACAGGAATAAGATCCTGTCGAACAGACTTGTAAGGAGCTTCGCCTTCGGGAGCAGGGTCTTTCCACTCATCGACAAGATTCGGGAACACAGTTTCAAACTCCTGAGCGATGAAGCCACGATCACCCTTGATGTTCTTGCCCTTGCCGTTCTTCCAGTCGAATTTGCGAGGCTTGAGCGCGAGAATTGCATCAAGACCAACGTCGATGTCTTGGACGTTCTCCTTCAGGCGAGCATCGGAGATGGCAGAAATGGTCGTGTTGGTGGCGTAAACAGTGCCGCCCAATCCAACGTAGAACCGATAAGCGGCAGCTCCGGTTGAATAAACGTGATAAGTAAAGTTGGCGTTTGTAGATGCGCTTTGAGTTGAATAAAACTCTCCGACAGCTTTGATTTCGTTTCCAACAGTTCCAACTCCAGTAGCCGTCTTCCCCACCAACAGATTCCCGCTCGCGTCGAGCGTCATCGCTTGGGTGAAGGTGATGGCGTTGCCAGCGGTGCCAGTAGCAGCGTTGTACCATTTGTGCGATCTATCACCACCGGCGATTTCGTAATGCACAGCACCGGAGGATGCGATGTACTTCCACGCCGTTCCATCGTAGTAACAGTTGTTTCCGAGGTAAGAAGCATAGGCCGCAGAATTGGTGGCAAGAAACCCTCCAAATGCACCAACTTGCAAAGCCTTCCAACTCCACGCACTCGGCGTAACCCCCACGCCGACGTTGCCGGAGGAGTCGATGGTGAAACGATTTCCTCCAAGGTTTGCAATACCGAAATTGCCAGCACCTTCAGCATTTCCAGACCCAAAGGAAAGCAACGACCATTCTCCACCTCCTGCCGAGGTGTTCTTCAGCATCAACGATGTGCCAAGTGTGTTAGACCCTTCAAACCAACCAGTCCGATTGGAAGAATTCTGAACAACGTGCAGCTTGTACGAAGGGCTAACCCCCACGCCCAGCCCCGTGGAGTTCAGGCGCATGGCTTCGGAGCCAGCAAGATAGAAAAGCTGCTGCGTCCAAGAGGATCCAAGACCAATCTGGAGCGACGTGCCGCTAGATGAAACCGTCAGATCAGTTCCTTCACCGATTCCGGTTGAGTACGAGATGCGGCCACCGACATCCAACGGATATGCCGGGGTCGTCTTAACAATACCCACCCGATTGTTCGCCGAATCCACCTTCAGGGTGCTGGTATCCACCGTCAGATCGCCGGTGATGGTGGCGGAGGCGAGGGTGGCGGTGCCGCTTGCACCAAGCAGTTGATTGAGCGTGACCTTCTTGGTCGTTCCGCTCGCGGCCATCGACGTATCGGAAACGTCCACCAACACAAGCGGATCGTTCGCGGGATCGGTAGAGGCTCCGATGCTCGTCAGGGCTGTAATCTTAGAGTCTGCCATAGGTCAGGAAGTTAGTCGGTGGAGAGTGAGAAAACGATTTTAGAAGTGCCGTCCTCTTGGAGAACGAATGAGGTCGCGTCCTCCTGCATCAGGTAACGGTCCATCGCAGGATATGCGACCTCAATCGCATCATCCGACGTGGACAGTTGCAGTGACAGCGCGAGTGTCATCAGGTGGTGGCTCGGGCGAAGTAGGCGATGACTGCACCACTCGTCAGCGTAAAGCTGGAGATCTTGCCCACGATTGTGATGCCAGCGGGAATGGTGGTTCCGCTCCAAGTGCCGGTGATACCAGTGCCAGCAATGGACGAGATCACGGTCGCGGTGATGGTCTGGATTGCGATGTAACCGCTGGTCTGAGCGGAGGTGCCGGTGACCAGAGTGAAACCCTGATGACCCATCGAATCCTGCGTTGCTACATCTGACTGGTATGCGGACATTTTGAGATCTGGTTAGAGGGGGACCACCGGAACTTTCCAGCAGTCCCCCTCATTTTAGGTTAACCTTTTCGGACTTTCGGTGCTAAGGCTCCCTGTATCCACAGGACAAGCTTGCCTCCTTCTGGGACAGAAGCAGTGTTGAAGTTGGTGCGTTGGAGATCCGCACTAACATCGGGACCAGACACCAGCTTAGACTTGCCGGTCTTGTCCACTGCAATGGTTGTTGCGATACGCATATCCCTTAGGATTAAGCGGTGATCAGAACCTCGGCTTGCGTCTTATCAGCAGCAGCCGCACCGAACATAATGTCGTAAGACGCCATGTGCGAGCGGGTCGAACGGCTGTACCAGACGGACAGCAGGACCGACAGACCGTTGGTGGACTCGACGGTGCGCTGTTCGATGAACTCGCCAGCAATCATGCCAACCGGCAGACCAGCGGCGATGGCGATGGCGTCCTGACCGCAGACAAAGCCAGCAGTGTTGGCAATGGCACCAGTCCAGTCGTTCTGCTCCAAGATGTTGTTGAAGCCAAAGAAACCGTTGTTCAACGGGCCATAGCGAGCATCGGGGAAGGTGTTCGCAGCGGCAGAGAACTGCAGACGAGCCAGATGTCCACCATCCAGCAGCAGCAGTTTTTGGCGATAGTTCTTGGCGAGAGCCAAGATCGCGGGGAGGTCGCTGGTGTCGAAGTTGGCAGCGGTGCCGATGGTGGTTCCCGCGCCGTAATTGGCGGAGGTCATCACAGCGGTGATCTTCTTGGAGATACCAAGAGCGAACACGTCAGCCGAACCGGCAGCGAGATCAGCCAGAGCGAAGCCCTGATTCAACTCCTGCTGAGTCACAGTGAACAGCTTGCTGATCTGGTTAACCGTGACAGCGGTAGCGTCAAGCTGCGAGTCGTTGCTGGTCTCAAAGTTGGTCGCATTGTCAACGGTAGCCGAGGCACCGGACTGAACAAACTTTTTGACCTGCACGGTAGCGCGGGGGCGGAGGTTATCCAGACCCACATTGCGCGTGAAGCCGCCAACCATCGCCAGCTTGGTCGCCATCTCGGTGATGACGGCATCAGCGAGGTAATCAACGATCAAACCGGCAGCGAAGGTGTTCGCGTTCTGGGGAGCGATGATTCGGTTCTGGCGGAGAAGCTCGCTGTGGTTCTCCACAAGGAACTTGCGACGCTCGGCACCAGCGCGGAGACCGCGATGCTTTTCCAGCAGCGGGTTTCCGAGGTTCTCAATAACGGGGCGCACCGGCTCAGGAGCAGGAGCAGCGGCGGGGGTCTTCAACGAAGCTTCCAGAGCGGAGAGCTTCGCCATGATGGACGCGAGGTCAACGGAAGCGGCAGGAGCAGCCGCAGCCGTCACAGTAGTACTATCGGACATATTTGTGTCGGGTTGTTGTGTTGGTTGCGGCAAAGAAGCTTTGCCATTTTCGCTGACGGCGTTGTTGCCATCCGCTGAAATCTTATCGTCTGGGGAATCATCTTCCTCCAGTTCTTCACGCTCCAACTGAGCGTAGAGAGCGCGGAACCAGTCGCGTCCAGCCGCACCACCCCAAAGATTGGCGGCGACATCGGCAGGAGTGTTAGGCTCTGCTTCCAAGAATCGCTCATTGCGACCCCACCAAGCATTAGCCTTCTCGACTTTATCTTCGGTGGGCTGCTCTCCAGCGACCAGAGACTCAGCCTCAAGAACGGTCTGCTTCTCCAGACCTTCACCAGCCAGACCTTCAGCGTACTGCTCAAGACCTCGGCGGAGATTGTTTTTGACCGTCTCGGGAGCGGTCTTAGTAACAGCGCGAGGGTGCCACTTCGCAGCCATCGCAAGCTGTTTGATCGGCTTGTCCACCAGACCGAAAGCCAGAGCTTCGGCGGTGGTAAACCAAGTCTCAGCCTTCATCGCGGCGCGGATAGACTCAGGAGACTTGCCGGTCTTCTTGGCGTACACTCCAACCAACACTTCGGCGTGTTGGTCCAGAGCATCAGCCATCTTCCGCATATCCTCGGAAGTGCCAGAAGCCATTCCAGACGGATCGTGAATCATCATCAGCGCGGCATCGGCCATCTCGACGCGATCACCTGCAAGAGCGATAATCGAAGCAATCGAAGCCGCAATGCCAACCACTCGGGTTGTAACAGGAGCTTTTCGACCGCGAAGCTGGTTATAGATGCTGAGACCGTCCCAGACGTTGCCACCGGGAGAGTTGATCTCAATTAAGAGCGGACCATTGCCGATCTCGTTCAGAACATCCGAAAACTGCTTAGCAGACAGACCACTGCCACCATACCAGTCCTCACCGATCTGATCGAAAATCTGGATGGTTGAAGTCTCGCCAGCAGAATTTGCCGGTGAGTAATAGAGCCAATCTGATTTCTTGGTGAAGCTCATTCGGTTTTCTTGGCTCGCGGCTTGCGTTGCTTTTTGACTGAGGCAGTCACTTCGGTTTGTTCTACGACAAGCGGTTGTGATCCACCTTCAGACGGAGCAACTGGCGACGGAGATTCAGAAGAATCATCTTCAATGTCAATAGCAGGTGCAGCACTAGCCGCAGGACGCTCTTTCTGAATCACCGAAATCTCAGAGACATCAACACCGTATTTGTCAGCGAGTTGACGCACAAACAAAGCCTGTTGAGCCTTTGCCTCAAGAGCAGAACGCCAATCAAGTCCACGCGCGCCGTAGACTTCATCGTAAGTCACAACACCGGCCTCAAGCTCCGCAAGTTGAGCCGCCGAGTTACGTCCAACGTCAACATTGGGAGATCGCGGAGCAGTGATCGAAACTTCGTACCAGTCGGACGGAGCATCATTAAGAGTCGGTTCGCTCTTGATCGCATACTCCATGACGTACTCGTAAATACGACGAGCAGCAGAAGCCATCACTTGATGACGCGAGCGGAACCATACAGCGGACATATCTAGCGCACCGCGATAGACCGTTCCCTGCATGGACTCGGGATAAACAAGAACATAAGGAATACCAACACCGGCACAGACTTTTTCTGTCAGCTGCCGCCAGTATTCCCGCATATTGACACCGGGACGCTCGGTAGCGAACTGCTCGAAGGTGTCGCCGTTCTTTAGAACCTTAACTGAAGAACCAAAAACCTGCTCGTAATAGGTCTCAGCAGTGTTTGGAGTGACATTCGCACCAATGCCAGCGCGGAGACTAGAGGCTTGGATCTCACCGCTTACGGTCTTGACGATCTGAGCGACGGAAGCCCCAAGCTTACAGGCTTCCATTTCGAGCTTCTGGAGGTCGTCGAGGTCGTGGAGATCATTGATAACCGCACTGACGAACGGGAGACCTCGGAGTTGACCGGGACGATTCGGCTCGTAAATGTGAACGACCGAATCCGCAGGAATGGAGCGAACATCGACTAGATTTCCCTGCGTTTTCTCGGAACCAATGAAATAAGAAACAGCGCGTCCAGTCTTAGGGTCAAACCTGATGCCGTCAAACACGGTCAAGTCAGCCTCCATACCCACCGGAGTTGCAATGGATTGAGCCTCAATCAACTGCAAGCGCGGCTTTCCGCTCTCTCCACGGGTAAGCAATATAAAGCTTTCCCCATCATAGAACCACCCACGGGCAGCTTGGCCCATGAGCGTCGAGAACGACTGACGGGAACCGATATCAGGATAACGGCACCAGATATCGAACCACTTCTTAGCCTTAAGATTCCAAGCTGGATCAGAAGAAGCAGGTTGAACGGAGAAGCTGGAACCAACTGTGTAAGACTCAAACAGGTCTCCCAACCTGTTCATTATCGCGTTGTTCTGTTCAAAGAAACGCGACTTACGGACAATGGCTTGTCGGGTCGAACTGGTAACGTCAAAACGAGCAGAGGTGTAAGACGTGTCCAGATACGAACGGCGCAAAGACTGGCTCGCTCCTTCGTACTTGTTAGTGGGAGCAGGAAAGAGCTTCTCTCGGATGGTGGCTAGGATTCCCATTTAAGACATCCTGACGGTTGGCTCTCTGCGGAACTGCGTGAAGTCTCCGTAGTAACGAGTGGTCGCAATCAAGATAGCACCAAGCATCTTGTTGTAGATCTGAAGATCAGTCGGGCTGGTGATTCCATCTCCAGACAACAAAGTCACAGCGTAATCGTAATCACTCAGCAAAGACTCCCACATTTCCAACATATCAATTGGGGTTGCTGTCCCCTTTCCGGGTTCAGCGAACTCCACAGAAACGTCACTGCTAGATGTCTGTCTGACAATCTGACCGGACTCTTGGGAGTTAGCCGAGACAGTCAACTTAGCGGTCAACGCTTCCAGCAGCGTCAAAGAGCCTCTGCTTGCGTATGTGGTACGCAAGTAAGCTCGCTTTGTCGCTACTGTGTAAGTGAACACTTGCGCGAACTATCCACAGAGCCGCGAGTATGTCAACCACCAGAAATATCTGCGGTGCTTGACGCTAGATCGTTCCACAACATCACCATTGCCAATTGCATCAACTCGCAGTCGTGCAAGTGATCGGGCCAGCGAGTGTTTCTCTTAAACCAGAGATGTTTGATTCGACCCGCTCTGTTAGCCGTTGGCTTGAGAATGTGGGAGTCCAAATGCTTCCAGTAAGTCTCGGAATCAGCCGCAAATGCGCCTTCAGACTCTAGCGGTGCCGGTAGGCTACAGACAGTCCATTGGTTGGACTCAGAGCCTTTACGGAGCCGCTGAAGCACTTCCCTCATGTGTTCAGTGTCGAACACCAGCAGCGGTTGCACCGCATCGGTTCGCATTGACGTTGATGTCGTGATGCCGAACGGATGGATTGCTCCGGTATTGCTGGTGAATCTTGCTCCAGTCTCTCGACCTTTCATCGGGAGCCATCCGATCAACATCGGCTTTCTGAGTCCGCCTTCTGGTGGATACCGGAGACCGCATGGGTAAGTTATCGGGTTGCTGCTTATTAAAGAGAAACCAGCACAAGCGTCATAAACGGACTGTGTATTAAAGCCAGAATCAACTCCAACGTCCATGTCATGCACGTTGTGTTGCAATTGAACCCGTCGCAGAGCGGCAAAGTCGTCTGCGTGACCGGCAGCGACAAGACGCGAGTTGCCTTTGCTCCATTCTCGGCAGACCCACCAGATGAACGGAGCAGCGGCTTGAACGTCTGCGGTGAGATACCTTCGGGCTTCTGGTAGGCCAGAGTCAGAGACGACTTCGACCCGCTCTTGCTGGCTCTCTTGATTCTCCCATGGTTCCGCGAGCATACCGTTGACGAAACCCTGCAAGCCCATCATTGAAGCTTTGGCTTCCAAGAATGAGACTGCCAAGTGTCCCCAAGTGCATTTACGATCAGGACTGTAAAGGCTCGACAGGTGGTAAGAGCGAACGCTCGGAAGGCTCGCTTGATTCTCAGAAATCCACTTACCGTTGCGTAACCCTGCAACCTTCTGACTGTCGGAGATCTTTCCCTGACAGAGTTGGCAGACGTAATGAGCGGATGATCGGATCTTCTGCCAGTCAGGTCGTCCGTCTTCGGTCTTGGAGTTGTCCCAAGTGACTTGCCGCCATTCCAACTTGATGTATTCGGAGCAATGCGGACATGGGATGTAATACCGCCTTTGATCACCCCTCAAGAACCGCTGCCAGATTCGACCCTCAGAGGTTGTCGGAGTTGAGGTGAAGAACGCTTTGGAACTGCTGAACGCTTTGAGTCGTTGCTCTGCGAGGTCCAATGCATCAGCCTCTTTGGCGGTGGCTTCAGCAAACTTGTCCACTTCGTCAGCAACCAAGATTCGGACGGGACGAGATGCCAGATTTGCCGGTGAATTGGACCCCACAAAGGTCAACGTGCAGCGGTCAAACTGCTGCTCCAGATTGGTCATCTGGTCTTTGTCAGCAGGGAATCGCTTAACTAATGCGGGACAGTCTTCCAGCATCGGGAGCCACCGAGACTTGCTGAAGCTACGAGCGAGATTCTCACTTGGCATCAACCACAGTGCGGGACTCGGCTCTGTGTCGATGGCCCATGCGAGACCGGCCATGAGCGTCGTTGTCTTGGAGGTTTGAGATCCCCAACACAACGTGACCTCAGACACTGACGGATCTTTCCAGCACTCCAGCGGTTCTCGGCAATAGGGCCTCACTGCCGTTGAGAATGGGCCGGGATGTTCAGTCTGCCGTTGCGTCAACGTGAGGTTGGCTTCGCTCCATTCCACCACAGTCTGCCGTGGGGATGGACGGTAGATCTGACGACGGAACTCTAGGATTTCACGCTCAAGATCGCGCATCAGAAAAGCTCCGCTTGATTGTCTGCGATGCGGTGCCTTCTGGCCTCACTCATGTTTAAGAATGCCATACGTTCTTCCACTCCATCCCATAGCTTGTTACGCAACTGCACGTTGCAACCCCACGTCGCGTTCTCATTGAAGATCTCAACCATCAGCACCAGACCATCAGGCTCCAAGTGCAGCACTCCCCAAAACGGCAGCTTTGTGTGCTTGGTGATATCAAGAGCGGCTTGAAGCTTAGACCATGAAATCATCCACTCGTTGTTGTAGGTCGATTCCAGCTTTTCCAGTCCGTAGTTCCGAGATTTGACCTCATAGATTCCGGTGATTGTGCCGGTGTTCTGGTTCCAGATGAACCCGTCGATGCGTGAAGGTTTGTCGTCTGCAATCGGCAAGAACCGGAGAACGGTGTCACGTTCGATGGCTCGCAGCGCGATCTTGTTCTGACGAAGAGCCTCCAACCCTCGCGGCTTCTGGCAGTTCAGGATTTCCATGGATCTGTCTGGTGTAACGTCTTCAAGCATACATCTTGTACCCATCGCTCTAGCTCGTTCTCAGCGTGTTCTGGGTCATGCGGTGCAATGCGACCGGCCAACTGCTTAGGCATACTCTTGAGCAACTGAGCGACAGCCCCGTCATGGTCCAGCATCGCCTTTTTGACCCAATCTCCAGACACCAGCTTCCGTTCACGCTCCGCGAGGTCGAGAACGTCTTGACGGGCTGATATCAGGTTCTTGGCTGCGGTTGAATGCACCGAGACCATGCGGCCAGCGTCCAGAGACCGCGCTCTGAGGCTTTCCACGGCTAGGCCATAAGCGGCGCGTTCAATCTCCTTTTGCCTTTCATACGCCCCTTGTGGCGTGTCATTAGCCACCTGCGAGCGGTCCACTTTCTCTTCGGCTTCCGGTGGTCGATACGGTCCATCAAGAGGCTCTGAGCGAATGTGGCTCGCTTCAATAGCCGCTTTCCTCCGTTGTGCTGAAGATCCGCGCCAAGCATCGGCTGCTTCCGCTGAGTCCAAAGGCATACCCTTTGAAACGAGCTGAGAGACTCGACCTTTGGTCAGCCCACTGTGTTTGACGTACTCGCTCTGTGTCATCGCAGACTTTCGGGAAGATCTTCGGATTTCGCTTTGAGCAGGTCAGCCAAACCTTTGGAAATCGTGCGTCGAGCGGGGTTGTCGTCGTCATGCGCGTAATGCGCGGCCACCAGATCGCAGGTTGTGCGATTTGCGCGGATCTGAGCGAGATGCCAACGCAAAGTGTGATGCCCAAAATTCAGCATGACGTATTGTGCAGCGTTTGTCATAAATTGGCGTTTATAATACAATAGCGAGTTTGATCGCGGAGAGAGATCGGTCCCGCGCGATC